AAAGAGCAATCTTTTGTTGTCCGTGAACAATGGTAGGAGAAAGATATGCCAAATCACTGTAGTAATAGAGTAGAAATTTATTCTGATAATAAAATTTTACTTGATGAAATAAGGATGAACTTGAAGGGCGAAGACACTGAGTTCGATTTTAACAAAATACTTCCACAGCCCGACTGGAAGAAAACTCCACTAACTGGAGAAGAAACCTCTTGGTTAGGTAGTGACGAAAACCTCGGAGAGATAGGAGAACTTCCTAATGAAGAAGGTATTTTCGAAAGCACAGGAAAACATGACCAAAGGTGGTACGATTGGAATATATCTAATTGGGACACTAAATGGAACTCATGGGCTGTAGAAACGGAACATGACGATGACGGTCTTATGTACTATTTTACGACAGCTTGGAGTCCGCCTGAAAAAGTAATACTTGCATTAAGAGAAATGTATCCTGAAGCTTCGATAACTGCTTTTTACGATGAGCCAGGAGTAGGAATTGCGGGGTATTTATAATGGATGAGTATTTTCAATTTTTAGAAGACTTACGAGAGTCTGGCGAGATGAATGTATTCGAAGCTCCTAGAGTACTTAGAGAGGCATTCGATTTAGATAAACGAGAAGCTGTGAAAATATTTACAGCTTGGACTAAACAAAAGAGGTAATTATGGGTTTAGATTGTTACATTATGAAAGGTAATCGTGACGAGACGTTTAAAGATGAACGTCTCGAAAATTGCACTCTAGTAGGTGGTATGATGAGTGGTCATGGTAATGGCTCATTTAGAGGTGGTTGTTATGAATCATTTGTAGCTTCTTTAATAGGAGAGCGTGAAGGTATCTGGCACATAAACGAAGATGATGTTATACCGTCTGATGAACTAGAACGGTATGCCAATGCTCTAGACGAATATATAGAACAAAATCTAGCAGAACTTCCTGACGATGAAAAATTCGAATGGGAAAGCACCTATAATGGATATTCGGCAGGTGGACCTGTCTACGATTATAGAGTTAAGGAGATAAAAGACTTAGCCCTTATGTTCAGAGTCGCTGCAGAAAACAAATGCGTTATGGAAGCTTGGTGGTAGTGCTTTACTTTGCTTACTTTCGTAGGTAAACTAGTTTAGTGTGGTTAGTTATAAAACCTAGATTTGATTCGGGGACACTAGCCACCGCCACTAGAAAGGAGAATATATATGGCGATATTAAATTATGTAGGTTCATTGAGATATGACACTAAAGGTAAGAAACGAAAAACTAAAAGTCTTAGACAAGCTAGAAAGACGAAGACCAGTGCTTCGACTACCCAAGCTGTTCAGTCGGTATATAAAAAGTATGAGCAGCAAGAAAAAGCTAAACAAGACTTCTTCAATAGAATGCGTAACGCAGTGGGCGATACTACAAGAAAAGCAGACGATAGGTATAAACAAGAAATCAGTTCAGATTACTCGATTGGTGTTGCTTATAATAAAGGAGCATACCAAGTTATACCACGTTCCGATATTAAACACATAGGTCGAAAGTAGGAGGTACTATGGCACTTAATTGGGATTTAAGCAAAATAAAAGATAAAGACTTTTACGAAAATTGTTATATAAAAATGGGTAAGGAGGGGAAAGAAAATTATCAGTTATCTCCTCAAACTAATCATCTAATATGGCTTACGATGACAGTAGGTATCAATAAAATTACCGAAAGTAATTGGAAAGATTTTTATGTGCGAGTTATCCATGCTCAGAGAGCTAGAGGTAATGAAAACTACGGCATAACTGCACAAGATGTATATAACCATATCGGATTATGTACAAACGCTCAAACTAAAACTAAACGACAGTTTTTAGATACTATCTACAATGTATTAGAAATAAATGTGAAAAAGTATGAAATATCTGAGGTAAAACATACCTGATGAATTCGAAAAAAGCGAAAGTATTAAGAAAAAGTTTAAGGGCTGGAGGGGTAGACCCTACTCAACGCGAGTACGTCCAAAAGAAGATTGGTGAGGAGCTCCAGCCCACGATTTATTTGAAACAAGGTTGCGGTAGATTTATTTACAAAAAAGCCAAAACTATGTATAAAAATGGTGGTATCGGGTAGTGCTTTACTTTCCCAATATTCGTACCTATTATATAAATATGTATTTAAAACAAAACACGACTATTTCAGACAGGGTTTTTGTTTTTTTGTTTTGTCCCTGTCGACGAGGGGAGGTTGGTAGTTAGCGACCTCCCCTCACCAATACTAGAAAGGAGAAAGTATGGAAAATAAAAATACAGAAATGATAGAAAAACTTTTAGAAGTTTGTAAAAAACTAAAAGATACTATCGAAAGTCAATCTTCTGTCATCTTTAAACTACATGCACAAATGCAGTCACAAGACGACAGAATTAAAGACCTCGAGTTTGCGTTGACGGGTAATCCAGATAAGTATCAGAGCGTATCTAAAGATAACGAAGATTACTTCGCACAACCTAAGGAAAGCTGATATGTTGATATTCGATAATCTATCAGATATAAATGCTATTTACGGCATTTTATCGAAAGTAGGTGAGGAGTGTAATTACTATTGGCGAAATAGTGATGAGATTGACCATGAGAAATCTGAGTATAGTGCTCATATTGAGTTGCGAGATTATTTAATTGCACATCGCTTTATAGATAGTGGCTATGATTTAGTTAAATTAACTTATCATCTTAAAGAGCTGTACCCAACAACACCCGTTGCTGAAGAAAATAATAGGCAATACCATGAAGTTTTAAATAGACTTGATGAAAGTACCCAAAGAAGTCTTCTATGGGATATTCATAAAATGGAAAAAGATATTGGTGAGAAATTAGATAAGTCCACTAAATTCAACATGGCTTTAGATAAACTTCTAGAGGAGCGTGATTATGAAGATTAACGAGAAGTTATATTTTAAAAGACGAGCGGCATTAAAAAGTGCCGCGACTCGTGCGAAGGGGTTAGATTTCCGATTAATATTCGTTCGGAAACTAACAGAACTAGATAGTTTATATAAAAAACAACAAAGGCAAAAAAATGTACAAACTAAATAAAGAGAAAAAATGTATCAAGATAGGTATAGCGATTTATGATGAGCGAGGAGATAAGTTTCTAACTCAGCATAGCCACTTAGCCCTATCAGATAAAACGATAAACAAAATATATAAGGAGATTCAGGATGGCAAGAAAGTCTAAACAATTCAATGAGTTACGAGCGTTACGACAAACTACTCGTAAGAAAACTTCGATAGGTAAACGAAACTTAGCGACTAGTACGATGAATAAACATAAACGTAGGAGATTGGGGCTATGACGATTTATATAGTTTGGTTTTACGATAGTTATGGTGACAAAGAGTTAGTCGCTATTACAAATGAACCTATGAAATGGCTAGAGGAAAATAATGAACAAAGAGTTAATGACGGTGAAGAACCAGAAAAACTCGATGATTTTGAAATTGAAGCATATGGAGCGTATATTTATGATGTGTAATTTTTGTGAAGAAAAAGAAAAAGAAGAAGAAGAACAAGAAACTGAATATAATGTAGAAGTTTCGGGAACTTTTCATGTCATGGCGACTAGTGAAGAAGAAGCTGAACGATTTATATTTGAAATGTTTTGTGATGGGTACTATCTTAGTGAGTTAGAAATAAGTGCAGGAGAAGACTAATGAATAATAAATATGACGATTGGTTTAGACGAGCTCCTAAACAACCTGACTTGAAAGCAGGATATATTTTAGATATATGGGCTGAATTAGGATATGAACAAGCTATATCAGAAAAAGGTAATCACGAGCGTAGTAATTTCGAAGACGAACTCTACGAAAGATTTGGTCTAGAATGTGAGAATTGGGGAGAAACGATTTTAACAACCCGAGACGGCTACCAAAAAGTGATAAACGAGATAACAGGAGCGTTAGAAGCGTTTTACAATGTATGAAAGCGTTCTACTATTCTTTATACTGCTTTACTTTCTTTACTTTCGTAAGTAAAATGGTTTTATATTTAATAATTAAAGGAGAATTATCAGATGACGAAACAATACAGTAGCTTTGCCATTTGGCTAACTCACCCGAACGGTAGGAAACAAATCGTTTGGCAGAAAACAGTCGAAGGCGATACTTTACTAGATAAAGATATGGATAGGTGTGTCGAGCAACTTACAGACGCAGGTCATAAGGTTGTCGGCAAAAGAGTAATCTTCGGTTCTGAGGGTTTATATCATAATTTAGATGATAGACTCGGCAAACCGAAACAAGTTTCAATGGAGGATATATATGAAGGATAAAAACGATTTGTATGTACTTTATATACGATTTAACGAAGAAGCTAACGGTACTGACGGTGAGACTAAACGAATGGCTAAGTTTGTGACACTAGACCAAGCCGCAGAAATTATCGAGCACTACGTAGAGCTATGGCGATTGGTTATGGACTCGCCCGTAGAAAACCAGACTAAAGCAACTATCGATTATTACGGTGCAGATATATGGACTGAGGACGATATATTACTCGGCTACGAAAGTGGTGTGATTTATGCTCGACCCGTGTTCGACACCGAGAGACCTACATTATATTATAAAGGTGAAGACTATCATACTGATACTGTCTGGGCACCTGTGGATTGGGACGAATAATGGAACTTATAGTTTGGGAAAAAGGAGTACAAGATATTAAGTATCTTTGCGATAGGTGTAAGAAACAAGTCTCAGAAGATGACGGTTTATGGCAAGTACGCGAAGGTTCGTATTGCCGAACGTGTTTTGGAATAAAAAGGAGAAGACCAAATGGATAACTTAAAATGTGACGAATGCGGGAAACCCGCGATAGTTAAAGAAGACGGACTATTTCTTTGCGGTCTGTGTTCCGCTATCATAGCTAGAAATACTGATAAACTATTGAACAATGAGTGTACCAGTGAGATATAAATACGAGAAAGATATCGAGTATGGCTACGATAGGACGGGAGCGTTAGTACAAATACATATTATTACTAACGAAGACGACAGAAGAAAAAGACAAATACAATTACTCAAGGAGGGGTCGTTAGACCTGAGTACATGAATTTAAAGACCTACGCTGTTATAAGCACCACGTGGACGCTGGTTGATGCGATATGAGGCTAAACAACCCCTCAGCGTAGGCACTAATTTACGAGGCGGGTGCATATCCTTCCAAAAAAGTGATAATTCTCCCTATAGCACTCGCCTCACCAACGGAGATAAAAATGACTGATATGAATAAACTACTAGAAGCTGATACTATCGAAGTATTTATGGCAAACCATTATGATGAAACTTTGATAGGTATTATTACCGATAAATTTGAAACTACTGAAGCATTAACTGAAGAAGTTGAGCGTATCATAGATGATTATATGTATGACGAAGAAGGCAACCTTGTCAATGGTGAGGGTGGATTTCCGACTCTTAAAACAGATTCTTACTCATTTATAGACTTCGGGAGTGGCTATGAACTTTGTGCTCGAGTATCTTCGATTAGAGGATAAAAGACCCGAAAATATTCGATTACCGTACGAATGTGAGTGGTGCGGTGATAACTATGGTGGACGCAAGAGGAAGTATTGTTCACCAAAATGTAGAGAAGAAGAACATATACATCTACTAAGAGAACGTAGCCGACAAAAAGCTATAAAACGACAACAAAAAAGATTAGCCCTAGAAAAAGAAAAACGCGATAAACGAATGGCTGCTCTAGAGAAAGAGATGGAGCGTCTACTCGCTAACGAGTTTTATTGTCTACAATGTGATAAAAAACTAGAAGGTTCTAAACGAAAGTTTTGCGATAGTAAATGCGATACTCTATATAGAAATTCATTAATAAACAAACAAGTTTCTAAAACTGACGTTAGTAAAGAAGAAGGTAGCAAACAAGTCTACATCGACCCGAAAGAATATGGTCATTGTAATCTAGGAGTTATAGAACCAAATAATCCATTTGTAGTTTACGATTTAAATGACGGTCTACCTCAAGAAGATATATACGCATTGAAAACTTCGATGAGGCAAGGTATAGAAGACGCTAAAAGGATAGAAGCTAAGAGGTTACGAAAATCCCTTGTAAAATCGTAGTATCGTAAGTTCGCGGTATCTACTACTGCTTTACTTTCGCTTTGTTCGTACTTATACTTTAGTAATAATAATAAATATAAGGAGAATTATTATGACAGAAACAAACTTAACAAATTATAAAGTTATAGACGGGGTCGAATGTGTTGGAACGTTCGATAGAAATGAAACTATCAGTATTGGATATCAAGACCCAATAGGTGACGGAATGGAAGATTTTTTCCATATATCTGACGATGAGGTGACTTGTTGGCAGTCATTGATAGACCACATAAGGGAGACTTTACCTTGTGGATTTACTCTAGATACAATCGAGGTGGGCTAATGGCGACTATTAGATTTGATAAAGCGGGAGTGTTCTCATGGGAGAACACTTACGACGAGCTAGTAGAAGAAGCAATGTCTGACCCGAGCGATATAGCTACAGTTGTAAGTGAAACGATAGACTCTATAGCAGAAGAAAAACAAGAACAGGTACAAGGACTGTATGCAGGTGATGTCGATGGAGCTCACGGACCAGTCGGAATGTATATCTATACGATGGAAGACGACGACTGGATATATGTGGCACATTTTATTTACGAGGTCGAGTACCAATGCTTTTTATTCAGGCATAGAAAACAAAAACAAGGCGAGACTTTCGGAGTTACGGAGTCCGCGGTCTACTACGATAAGAATGGAATGTAAGATTTAAAAACAGGGACTGCATTTTAGGCATACTCTACAAAAACGAGAGCGATTGACTCTACAGGCTAAGAAGCCAAGATAATAAATAGAGCACCTAAGACCAGTACCAACATTCGAAGCCCCGACTAATCCCCCCTAGTCGGGGTTTCTTTTTATGCGGTAATCGCCTCGCGGCTCGGCTTTTCGGTTACTTTCGCCCTAGTCCCCTTTATAATATAAGTAAGGTTTAGGAATTAACTTAGACCCGTAAACGAAAAATGGAGAATTATCGTGAGCGAAACAAAAAAAGTTAGACTAGAGAAAGTCTTAAAACACTACGTAGATAGATACCAAAAACTTCTAGAGTTGGTAGGAAAACCAGAGTTCATTCATATGAATATGATGGGAGTGAAAGTCTGGGACAGAGAAGTTATCCAGATAGGAGAAAATTGGCATTCAGCGACTGTCGAGCCGACCCGAGAAGGACAGCTTTTGATTAAACCCGACTTATATTTCGATTTCGAAGGACTGTACGGAAGTACGGCTTACGAGAAAGAGTTCGATAAGTTCGATGAAGATACATTTTGTCTTATCGATTTCATGGAGTCAGAGACTCAGGGGAGCGTAATGATTAGTATGTTGAGCGAGACATTTACTAAGTTTTCTTACGGACGGTTAAAAGTTATGTTCGAAGAATATATAAAGACCGAAAAACTAAATGATATCGATTGGTTTAAAGATAGCTATAACGATTTTTTAGCTAACAAAGACGGTGTGATACATTTAGTTATATCGGGTTGGGACCAAGACACTCGTGGAGACATACGTAGTTTTAAATTCGATACACTCGAGCATGAAGGTGCGACGGAAACCGAATACAAAGAAACAGATAGGCATAACAATACGATAACTAGTATCGATATTGAGTACCTAGAGTTTGGAAAACTAGAGTATGCGATAAATCGATTAGTCGAAAGAGTCGATTTATCCGACCTTGTTAGTACCTTTATCTATCGCGACGGTTCGTATCTAGATTAGTCGCTGTTCTCTACTAAATACCCTCGTTCCGCTGTCCGTGGTTCGGGGGTATTATTTTATTCGTATTAGTGTTTTTAAAAATAAAATTTTTTACTCGAAGAAATGTTAAAAACTACTAATATCTCTAATATTCTAATAGAATCGAGCTAGAGTACAGTATTTTATTGGATTCTTTGATTTAGCAAAACTAATAGATTTTCTATTAGTTATTAGAAACTATGGTAAGATTTACCAGAGGGCATGAGAATTTGTTTTTATTTGATAATAAAATCTAATAGAATAATAACACTACTGGAGCGAGGTATTATATGAAACAACTGACTTACACACCGTTACAACCTACAGAAGACGGTAAAGGTTTCATGGATGAGAAGGGTAAGATTTGGCAACCATTAAATTCTAAACAAAAGAAATTTTGTAGGGAATACTTCAAAGGGCAAACAGCAACGGAAGCCGCGATAAAAGCAGGATATACAAAGGATAGGAAGGGGGCTAAGACTCAAGGCAGTGTACTACTGAATCATAACCCACTCGTAAAGAATTATCTCATTGACTTGGAAATCGCAGCTGCGGAACGCGACCAGATTTCCTTAGAGAATCATCTCGGGACTCTACACGACCTCAGGGAAGAAGCCAAGGACCAAGGACAGATATCCGCTGCCATCACAGCAGAGGTACATCGAGGCAAAGCGGGTGGACTCTACATCGATAGACGCGAGGTATTGACTGCAAAGATTGATTTGATGTCCAAAGATGACATACTCACTCGACTCGAACAATTAATAGAGAAACGTACAGGCGGTCGAATCATCGAAAACGAATCTTAGTCTACTCTATCGCTCTATCTATCCCTCGGTCCGTCAATCCATTTACACTAACACTTCCACGAATCTAAGATTTCTAGAGGCTCTGGAAAACGCAAGGGCTAATCCTGGACTGGTTTTAGTGCTTTACTTTCTTTGTTATCTAGGCAATAATATACCTAAGTAGTAAATGGGTTTACTACTATTAACTAAAACGAAAAAGGTGATTTAAATTGGAAACAATAGATAAAAACTTTAAAGCAGGTGCCCAAAAGGGTTCGACTAACTATAACCAAAAAGTGATTTTGGTAGCTACTCCGAAAGGAAAATTCCCGCCCCAAGCAGGGAAAATAATCGAGGCTTTACTAGCCGCTAAGGATTATACTTTGACTGTGGGCGAATTAGTCGGAGTCGACGGTAGTAAAGACTCTGCCTTAGAAAAAGCTGGATTGGAAACAGTCCAGACTCCTATGGATATTTGGAGTCATTACAGAGGTAGACTAATCGAGGAAAATCTTATTAAACTCGGTTAATCTTAACTCGTCTTAAAAGGGTGGCTTCGGCTGCCCTTTTTTGTGCTCTACTCTAGTCTACTCTATCCGTCGCTCTACTCTATCGGTCGCTCTACTCTACATTTACATTTACTCTACACATACACTAACATTTCCACAGAATCCCAGGAATCCCAGGAATCCGAAGAATCCAGGAAAATCTTAGAAAATCTTAGAAAATCATAGGAAAATATATAACTGTTTATTATATTAACTAACTATTTATATAGCTAAATAATTAGTTAATTAGTTAATTATTTATTGACATATATAGATATATAGTTCATTATTACATCATGGAAAACAAAACAAAAGGAACTGCTACTCCTACAAATGTAGCAAAAAGAGGGGTTAGCAAATATGCTAACAGAGTTAAAGCTGGTAAAAGTGCTATTAATCCTAATGCTAAATTATCTCTTAATGACGCGGCATTAGATAAGGTATTTGAAAAATTACCTAATCAGTTACAACATATAATTTCTATATGTTCTAGCTATGGTGGTACTGCTACTATTGAGCAAATTAATACTGCATGGGTAGATGAGCGTATGAACGCTAATGAAAAATATACTCAAGATGTATTTACAGTTCTTGCTCATTATAAAAATGCAGGTCTTAAAAGATTAGATAATAAAACTATCTTTCAGCTTGAGCTTATAAACTTAAACTAATTAATTAACCTTTAACCTAAGAGGGCTAGTATTGGAACACTAGCCCTTTTTTTATATCTATTTTTTATAACTATTTAGTATATACCCCCCTATTGACAAGCGGCGGTGCCCACCCGCCCATCCCTTTAGATATGCACCCTTAATTGCAACTACTTTACAAATAAGTCCCTATGAAAAAAATTTTGCGAAAAAATTTTTGCAGATTATACTTTCGGCATGGGTTTTAAGATGAGCTTAATTTTAGGGGTCCTATTGGTAGCTACTGTGGCGGGGTCAGCAGGGTATATAAAATACTTACATGAACAACTTGCTATTGCCTTAGGTAATCAGATAGTATTGGAATCTAAAATAGAGGAGCAGAACGAATCTATAGATAGATATATAGAAAACCAAAAAATTACGCAAACTAAAATAAATATGTTAGAACGAGAAAAAGTAGAAGCAGGAAAAGAAGTAAAACGTTTACGTAAGATTTTTAGTGAACATGACTTAGGTAATTTAGCTTTAAATAAACCGAAGTTAATAGAAAACATAATTAATAAAGGAACTAAAGCAGCTATGGACAAATTAGTCAATCTCTCCTCACCAAAGTATGAAAATACTGATAATCTCCTTGACTAGTTTGTTTGTCTTCGGAGGCTGTACACTGCTTCCGAAGACCCCAGTAGAAGTAAGAACTATTGCTAAACCTGCACCTTTGTATCATCCTCCGTTACCCGCTGAAATAGAAATACTACCTGTCAACTGGAGGGTTATGACACCAGAACTTATGGAAGAATATTTAGAGATGTTTAAAAAAGGAGACGCTCCTGCTATACCGTATTATTCTTTAACGACCCAGCAGTATGAGAACTTGTCGTCTAACGTCGCGGACATTACCAGATACATTGAGAATATTTTAAGTATAATAAAATATTACAGGAGTTTAGATGAGGAAAAGCAAAAGGACGGAGGAGCCGAGTAATCAATATTTAGAAGTTATTAATAATAAATATTGTTACTTTGGACCTGATTATAAATTTACCCTTACAGATGAGAAATACCATAACTATGCAACATTAGTTATAAATCCTTCTCATATAAAAATTGTTAAAAACGAAACTAGCAAAAGTAACCAAGAGTTAAAAGAACAAATAGTTAATGATTGGTTTATAGAAGAAAACGAAAGTACTAGAGATAGGAATAACCGTAAAGCTAGAGAAAAAAGGAATGGGAACTAAAACTTACATACACGTAAACCAACATAAAATAAGAGCTAATAAAAAACATGGTACAAATGAACCAGTTATTACTATTAAAAAAGGTAAAACAAATACATATTGTCACGAAGTAAAAATATTAGGAACTAGTACTGTTAAATACGGTGGTAATGAAAAACCATTATTATCTTGCGGTGCACGGGTCGTGATAGAAACAGAAGGACAAGTTGAAGTAGTTAAATAAAATACAATGGGAACTAAAACTTGTATATCTTGTGGTAAAGCTAGAAATACTAATAAGTTTTCTCAAAATTTTAAGTTAAAGAATGGTCAGCCTGGATTTCGTAATGTATGTAGAGATTGTGATTCGTTAAGAAGGAATAAATTCATAAGTAGTACACCTTATGTTTATTTAACTAAAGTACATACTCAATCTAAAAGTAAACGTTCCAAAGATATGGAATGGTCAATAACTGCGGAAGACCTACATGATTTATGGGATGAACAAGGTGGGCGGTGCGCTCTCAGTGGTGTATTTATGACCTATGGTAAAGACGGGAATGGTGCTAAAGAATTTAACGCGTCCATAGATAGGATTGATTCGTCAAAACCTGTATATTCACGGACCAACGTACAACTGGTCACGTACCGCGTAAATATCATGAAGCACACACTGACCGAGGACCTCTTACTTTGGTGGTGCCGTAATCTAATAGCCAAACACGACAAAATCGATTAATATAAATCGCGACATTAACACCACCTAAGTGTTAAAGTACTTTACTTATGGCTGAACCACAATTTAAACCAGCGAGACCACCTATAGAGCAATTTCTATCGGATGTTCGTGGTCAGGGGATATTACAAACTTTAAACCCTAATTTGAAAAACGACCCAGTATTTCAAAAAGTTTCTTCAGCTTTAGATTTTATAATACCAAAACCTGACGACCCGTTGTCCGTGCTCGGTGCTGGTGGTAAAGCAGCTAGTTTCTTTTCAGACGTTCCGCCTATGTTAGTAAGAAAATTAATGGACGCGTATAAAAAACGTGATAAAGCGTTTCAAGCAGTAAGAAGGGAAGCCGATAATGCACGAATAGATGGACGACCTGCATATAAAGCTAAACGAAATGAAGAATTAAAATTAAATAAAGCTAATAGAGAAGTAGAAGAAGCAGCTAAAGAAATATATAAAGAAACAGGAAAGAAAGTA